AATTGATGCATTACCTATTGTAGCTTCATTGCTAACTACATTATTTGATGCTTCAGCATTATAACCAATTACAAGATTATTACTTCCATTTAAAATATTTAGATCTCCTGCAGAAAATCCAATAAATGTATTGTAGTTACCGGTAACAATTGCTTGACCAGATTGAGCTCCTAAAAATGTATTACCAGTTCCACCTGTTAAATCTTGACCACTATTTCTACCAATTGATACATTAGTAAATCCAGTAATTAAATTTCTAAGAGCACTCGTTCCAATTGCCACATTGCTAGAACCTGTACAAAATCTTAATGCACTGTGTCCAATAGCAACTGTATCACTACCAGTTAATTGAGAATATGCTGCCCATGTTCCTATGCCAATATTTTGACTTCCATTAACATTAGCAAATAATGAATTTATACCAACTGCAACATTATCACTCCCTGTTGTACAACTTATTAAAGCATATGTTCCAACTGCTGTATTTTGATTGCCTGTTGTTAATGATCCACCCGCACTACTACCAATTAATGTAGTATTAGATCCTGAAACCATTGAAAGACCACCATTTCCAAAAGCAACATTAAGAGGATCCCCCAATGGGGAACTTATGTTTACTCCATTTACTCCCACTACATTTGATGACTGAGGAAGTATTGTATCTACATTAATAGTACTCATGGTATTATTGTTAAGGTTGTTCCTACTGGAATGGTTAAAGTTTTACCAACACACATTGCTAATGGTGTTTGATATGTCAAGTTTGAATTAGCTGGTAATGTAACATCTTCATTAATACACCCTACTATTTTAAAACCATTAACCCAAATAGATGAGGTAATAGCTGGTTGAGCAGGAAATACTTGAGCAATAAAATCACTTAATGTAATTGCACCTGCTAAATAACCATCATCTCTTCTATTATCTTTTAAACCAAGTGGTAATAGAGTTCTATTAGGATCTGCAGTAGTTACAATTCTACTTCCCTTAATCCAACTGATAAAATTTAAGATATCCATTTCTAAAGAATTATATGTTATACTTATAATATAATAAAAATTATCCAGATAACAAACTAATTAGAATTTAATATACAAAAAAAATCCCCAGCTTTGCAACCGGGGATTTACCTGTTTGTATTAACCTTGGACGAGAGATACAGGTTATAGTAGTAGGCCAATTGCTAGTGCAAGGGACAACATAATTGCAATACAAATATTTGCAAGTTTAAAATCATCTTCATTAATAACATACTGTTGTGAGATCCTATCATATATAGGCTTGTATAGTATATGTGCTATTGCCCATAACATGGCAATAACAGTAAACATAATTATAACTGCAACTATTCTCATTACTTCATTTTTAATAGTTTCTCAGACATAAGCAAAGCTCTTGTTAAGTCACCTATAGTCTGATCAAATAATAAACTTTTTACTGGAGATCTATTAAGATTATAATTCTCTTTAAGATCTTCAGCGATCTTAGAAAATTTTTCTCTAAGTTCAATAATCTCTGCAGACTCATTAATCTCTTCTGAGTCTAAACCAACTAAGATATCCCCAAAGGAATAGATCTTAGTTTCTTTAAAAGCTGCTTGCTCGCTCATAGTTTGTCAATTCTTCTTTGTAAATATACTAAAGCTTTTTGTAAATCTTCTTTTTTAGTAGAAGTTTTTTTACCAGCTCTTACAATATACTTTATAACATTCCCTAGATAAAAGTCTTCATCTAAACCCCAGGCTTCTAGTACATTAAATACTTCATAAGTATTTCCTGCTCCACCATAATACTGTGGTCTATCAAGATTTACAAGTCTATCTGTTACTGGTATCTCTTTAGATATTATCTTATCAAACGGTGTATACATTCTACTGCTATACAATTGTTCTGATTCTTCTGTGAAGTTTACCATATTATTGCAATGTCTCTTTCAGCAACCATTAACTTCATTCCATCCTCTAACTCTACTGCTTCAGACGATTGTAGACCAGTGATTCCCATATACACTTTATCCCCCACCTTTACTGATTCTACGTCATCCCCTATAGCATAAACTTCTAGTTTAGTCCATGTCTTTCTCATATCCATTTCAAGTGCATGCTTGTCAGATTCACTTAATTCAAATTGAGATTCTTTTACTTCTGGTTTGTTTAACAAAACCCTTCTTCCTTTTAACTGCATTTTATTGGTTTTTAATTACAAGCAAATATAAATAAAATTTATTTACCTTGCCCTCTATATAACTTTTTATATTTCTTGCTTGACTTAAGTTGACTCGTTTTAGTTTTAGCATGTACACCTGGACGGGATACTTTTGTCTTAGTAAGTTTTGTTGTTAGTTCTTTTACTTTTGCCATGATTAAATAATTTAATTACTATATAATATACTTAATTATTCGTTATCATAAAACATTCTGTCTGAATCTTCTGTATGCCACTTATCAAATCCTTCACAGTTATAATAATCTTTGTTTACTAAATAATCTGGTCTCTCAGGGAAAGGCTTAGTAACAAAGCTAGGCTCTGACCACTTGATTCTATTGTTTGGTTGTAAAGCTATTTGTCCATTATCAAGTAAAATAATGTGATGACTCTTATGTTCTAATGGATCTTCAGCTAAAGATATGTCAGTGTTAATATCTCCACTACCCCAGTTGATTGTAGCATAGTAACTACCTGGGTAGAACTTATGGTCTTTCATATACACTTCTACTGGAGTATCATATAAGTAGGATAGCCGTAGGAGAGTAAAGTTGTAAGAAAAACAATTCCACAATTGTAAAAAATGAAAAGGTAGATCTATCTCTGGTATCTTTGGTTCAGTCAATAAAGCATGGCTTGGTAGTTTATCTCTTAGCACACCATTCTCTAACAGTACTTGAAACAATGCAGCTTGTCCCGGTAAACATCTTACAGATATTACTACCCCCGGGGTAAGTTCTCCATGACCTTTGGTGTGTTGGTACATGTACTCATTCCTAACATATACTTTAAGAGGAAAAAAGTTATGTTCTATGTGTGCCATATTATTTTCTTGTAAAGAAGTTTTTCTTTGGTGCTTCTACCTTGGTAGTCTTTAGTTTCTCAATAATTTTATTTGCTTCTTCTTCAGCAAAGCTAATAGCCTCTTCTTCTTTGTCCATGATCTTCCAGTTATTTAGTAGAATACTCATGTGCATAGTTTCATGCATAACAGCTGTTGCTTTCTCTGTAGGACTATACTTCTTGAAAGTACCCATATTCAAAAACAAGAAAGGTTTGTATGGAGCTTTTGCTGTAAGTTTCTTATCAGCGGGGTCATAGTTAGTAAAGCCATAGATATAAACTCCATTACCTTTAGTCTTGTCTACTTCTTCAGCTTGAGCATCTGCTCTATTTAGCCCGTGCATTTCCGGGACTTTGTAATAGTCAAAGATCTCAGTAGCATCATTGCCTACCAAGAGTACATACTTACCCATGTCAAACTTCTTCATATACTAATATACAAATTATTTCTTAAACTCTGTGTTACTATAAGCATCACACTTTTGGGAGGACTTACACCCAGTCATAAGACACCCTATAGCCAATCCTATACATATACTAATAACATATAGGAAGAATAGTTTCCATTTTTCCATAAGACAAATATAAATAAAATAACAAAGGCCCGGGCTTTCAACTCCAGACCTTTGTGCTATTTATTAACCCTTAAAAATAACATGACAAATATAAAATTAAATTTTTAAATTCCAAACGGGGGTAAAAATATTTTATTCTAGAGAAAGAGATGGATCCCCTATGCAGACACCCCCGGGCCACAGCCATGGAGGGGTACCCCCCATGACTCTACAGGGCAGGTGTCCATCTTCTAACAGGCTCAGACAAATTTTTTTCTAGGGAAAAAAGCTTTGTCATTGCCTCTGCACTCTCCATCTTCTGCTAACCCTAAATTTAAAAGGATAATATTTATTAACCTTTTAAATTAAAAAATTATGCTACAAGCAAAATTTCTTAACACTTACCGGTCCAAGAAAACCGGTAATTTAGGTGGCGTGTTCACCGTTACCGGCTCACCTGCCGAACTTGATGCTTATAAAAAGCATCAAGGTACCAACTTCAGAACTGCTGAAGATGGTACTACACCCTTAATTTTCGGGTCCCCCGGAAATAAAGGGCAGGTCTACACAATAACCTATACTGAAGG